CAGTAACAGCCAGTAGATCAGCAGTGCCTGAACCGGTAAAATAAGGAACTTGATTGTTTGCAGAAGTAAGACTTGCAATAGAGTTGAGTTCAGGGTCAGTGATCGAAATAATGACTTCACCACTAGGACCTGTATCAGCTATTCCTAGATTGGTACCTGCCGTAAGAACACGTTCATTCTGAAGCTGAGGATCATTAGCAAGAGTAACAAATGATGCAGATATAACGGCACCATTAGTTAGACTATCTATACGGTCATTAAGCTGACTGAACGTAGCAGGTTCTTGGTCTGTCAAAGCATCAGGTAGATTAAGAATACGATTGCTATTCATATCGAAATCGGCATTCATCTGATTAGGACTTGTGCCATCGCGTGATAGCGTATTCTCAAGAGCATTCACTGTCGCAACGTTATTTTGCGTCAGTGTCGTAATAGTAGTAGATTCGTTCTGTAGATTCTGGAGATTGCTAAGAGTAAGTTTAGTCATTTAGGTCTTAACGCAAGTCATTACAACAAGAGATACCGGCCGTGTTTCGACAGAGCCTGTTGAAGCAGTGGTAAATGTTCCAGTACTTGTTACACTATGAGTGTGAGCCCCGTTAGCATTTAAACTAATACCAGTTCCCGCTGCATTTATGCTCAGTCCCGCATTACCCGTAACACCAAACGAACCGCCGCCACCGATACCGGAGCCTGCGGTATTTCCAAGGACAACTGTATTAGCAGTACCACTATGAGCATGACCCGGATCGTTTATACTATGCGAGTGAGAGCCTTGACTGTCTGTAGTACCAGACGTTGTAACACTACCAGTATGAGTATGAGGCGCAAGACTATCAGCTTGTACTTGACCTACAGCAGTCGAAGCAGTTCTAGATCGACGGTAGCGTCCAGCAGCAGAAACATTAGGAAGAGTAATAGTTCCTGTATTCATTGCCCACGGTGAGACTGCAAATGCAGCAGTACCAGACGATGTAGCATTACTAGAAAGAGTTATTTGAGAAGCAGAATCGATACTTACTATGGTAGTTCCTGCGTTGATACCTGTACCGAAGACGAAGTAACCAACTCTAAACTGAGAAGTATCTGCAATAGAAGTCACGACAGGCGAAGAGTTAGTTCTCGATCCGCTAGTCGTAATAGTCATAACGGCATAAAGGCCTGAGAACGTACTCGTGGAGATCACGGAGCCGTCTAATTCAAGCCAACCATTAGGAACAACCGGAGCTACGAAGTCCGCGATCATTCCTGTGAAAGAAGATGTACCAATGTTTTCCCAGCTTCCGCTGCCAGCGCCATTAGCGACGTAGACGGTACCGAGAGGAGCGGCAGAAACACCTTTAGGCTCGTGGAGTTCAGAGCCAGTTAAAGAAGCATGAGCTACGTTAGTCATTTTAATCCTTAAGAAAAGAAAGGGGAGCCGAAGCTCCCCAATCTATTAGGGCCGGAAATACCGAATACGAACCTTGATATTGCCAGCGGTAAACGCAGCAGTATTGTAGTTCATGCAGATATAACCAGAAGTTCCAACGGCAGAGCCGCCGATCAGTGCACCAGCACCGGTCGAACCCTTCGTATAGACGGTTTTGTTACCGGCAGTAGAAAGGTTAGTCGAAGACTGTGCGAGCGCGGCAATGAAACCGTTGAAGTCGATTTCAGTAGCACGATCCACAGCGATCAAACCGATGTCCAGAGTCGCAGTCGAACCCGTCGCAGCAGTAGTCGTGTAAATTTCGACTTCCTGCACAACCATATTCTTCTCAAAGAAGATTTGGTCGTTGACGATGATCGGACCTGCCGAGAGCAGCGGAGCCTTGGTGAGGTCGAGGTTTAGCTCAATCTCACGGAGTTCGCCATAGGTACGGTAGTCACCACCAGTAAGAGGAACGGTTTGTTCCAAACCAGTCTTGACATAAAGACCTGAGCTGTCCAAATAAGCCATGTTAGTCTCCTTAGGTACGAGTGCCCTTGTCCGTCAGGACAACGCACAGGTTTTCAGGGCGATACACAGCCACGCCGTATTCGCAGATCGTCAAGAACTCGTCTTGCTGGAGGTCTTTGTTGAACTCCGAGAAGACCGTCGGCATCTGACGGAAGGCTGCGATGAACGGAGTCGTCATACCGGGCTCAGCACTGAAGAAGACGTTAGCAACGCCAGTCGTAACCGACTTGGAGTTAACCGTCTCAGCGATGTTCTGAGCAAGATAGTTCGACACGTAGACGTCGAAGCCAGCGATGTTGAACCGGAACTGGAAGCCAGACACTAGACCCGAGTTCACCATGTCACCCCATTTCGGGATCGGCGTCAGCAGGTTGATAGCGTTGGTCGACTGTTCAAGGTCGTAAGCGCAGGTGGGATCGACGACGGCAACGAGGTTGCGCATCGGGACGTTCGCAACGCGCAGAGCAAGCTCAGCGAGGAAGAAGTCCTTGATGGAGAGAGAGTTGCTAGTACCAGAGCCAACCCAGCGATGCTGAGCACCGTTGAGGATGTTCTGATTAGAAGCAGTCTGAGCAGCATTAGCACGGTTGAAGACGCGAGCTTCAAAACCCTTCATCAGGGCGCGGTGCTGTTCAGGAGCAAAAGCAGCCTGAATTTCAGCAGACCAGAAGCTGTCACGCTTGAACTTCGCCGAGATCGAGTTAGCCGAATACTTGTACTGATCGATCGTAAAGGTAAGATTACCAGTATCGAAGCGATTGTACTTGATCGCCTGACCTTCTGCAAAGTCAGCCGTTTCAGCAACGCCGAGCCGGGGCATGTTCAGGGTAGAACCGTCCGGAAAATCCGTGATAGTGCGCACAAACCGCATGGCGAACAAATCGTCCTCAAACGCGCGAGTAATCTGCTTAGAGTAGATATTACTGCGGATGAAGTCCGTATTGTTCGAGACTGTAAAGCCTGACATACGTGTTTTTCCTTATCGTTTATAGTCCCCATCTTCAAAGGCATCGCCTAAGATAGATTGGTCTTTAAACAGTTGTGCTTGTTGTTTAGGTTGCCAATAGCTTGCTGGGTCTGTCTTTCGTAGCTTTTCCCACTGAGACCATGTTTTAGCTCCAGTCGGATTAGAACCTACCGGAGTACGCATAGTCGAAGAAGGAGGAGCTTGGAAGAGTTCTTGGCTTCTCTGACCATCAATACCTAGAGTGCTCAAAAGAGCCTTAGGAGTTTGACGTGCCATTTGATTGAAGAAATCTACAGACATGCCTAGCGAATCTATTTGCTGTTTAACAGCTTGCTTATAGTTGGGGCCATAAGCTTGCTGGAGTTTCGACTCTACCTCTGAGGCATTAGCCTCTTCACGATCTAGTTGTTTATTAGCAGCAATATGCTGCTTAACCATATCCTGAATTTTGGTTTCATCGAACACGGACTTGTCTTCCTGAACTGGGGTTTGCTGTTGCTGTTGAGACTGCTTAAGTTCGGTCATGTATTGGTCTAAGACTTCCTTAAGATTTGGTCCGGCTACACTCTGCTCACGAAACTTCAGATATTCATCCCGAAGGGTGTCCTGCTGAGTTTTCATGCGCTCGATGTGTAAATCCCCTTCATACTTACCTCGTGCCAAGGCTTTTAAAGCCTCTTCCTTATTGCCGTTGTATTTAGCGGCATCGTATTTCCCACCCGGTCCGAGTAGTACTTCGAGATAGTCTTGATTAGGGTCAATCTGAATCTGGTCATTCTGATTAGTATTGTCTAAGATATTCATTTGCTCTCTTGGTCTAGAACTAAATTCTTTATTGATTGTATTGCTGTGAGATAACCATTTCGATGTGCCTGAAGATAAGCCCAGTTGGGATTATCGTAGGCTTTCTGGGTTCTCTCTGAAAATTGAATGTCTCGTTCTTTTACTTCGAGAAGTTCAACTAACCGATCTAATACAGTTCTTGCGCTGCTAAGAGATCGTTTGAAGTGCTCTTTCTCTTCCTCGGTCTTGAGGTTCTGAGTCCAAGCTGGATACATTATTGTGGTCCTTGAGGCTGGAGTACGCGTTGTGCAGGGTTAGGTTGAAGATCGAAATCTTGTCCCATACCTGATGCAGTTTGAGTAGCTTGAGCGACTTGTTCTTGCGAGGCTTGGGCCATACGCTGGCCTTCGCTTTGTTCGATCAAACCAACCCAAGGAGGCATGATTACTCCATCTTCTTCGACGTTAAAGGCTTTAGCGAATAGCTGAGCCATCTTAATCATCGAGATGTGCGGTTTGATGTCTTGGTAAATCGGCGACTGGCTAAGGCTTGTAAGGTTCTGAATAAGTTCGGCTTGTTCAGCAAAGTGCCTTGCCGCAACTGGCCTGATTCTACCAATGCCTGTAATATCTTCGACTGTGAGGGACTTGAAGCTAGCTGCTTTGAGTTCGTCATCGAAGACCTTGATTGTGGTAACACCAGAGAGATTCCTTCGTGCTAGTTCAAGCATAGCGTTCAGAAGACGCTCTTCGATTTGTTCCTCGAACTGTTTGATCTTATTCTGGAAGATACGAGAAGCAGCATTCTCTAGACGCTGGACTTCATACTTCGTTTTCTCACCGGGAGAACGGAAGCCCATGGCTTCCTTCGGTGCACCAGCGATTTCTTCCATCATGTTCATGTAGAACTGAATAGCAGTATCGCTTTGAAGTATCTGTACCTGCGGTTGTAGAAGCTCTACAGAGCCTTCTTCGCTAGACCGTATGATTTCACCGGGCTGCCAATTAAACTCTTCTACGAAGCCCTTGACATTAACAACAGGGAAAGTAACTAAATCCCAGACGTCGGCCTTAAGATTTTCAATATGATCAATACGGTATTGCATACCGACGAGGTTATCAAGAGGACCCATACCCCAGAGGTTATCTTGCTTGATACGCCATGCCGCATGGAATATAGGAGGATATCCATAGAAAGAAGGATTAGGCTTGCTACCCAGCAGCTTATGCCGATCAACCACAGTAAAGACATAATTTTTGTACAGCTTATCTTCATTGACGTCATACAGGTCTCCGTAGAAAGTTAAGATTTCTACTGAGTTAGAAGACAGGTATTGCTGGAAAGACGTGAATCCGTCTACCTGATAAAGATTATCTCGCTGGACCCATTCGCCTGAGAACTCACGAGCTTGTGCTCGGATGTCTTGGAAGTATTTCCATAGGGCTTTCATCTCAGCTTCATTCTCAATCGTAGACATACGATTAAGCATTTCTTTGAGTTCACCTAAGCCTATGACTGATCTAACAATCTTAGGAGTAGACTCGAAGTTAGAAGCCGTAGGGTTCATCACGACGTCTAGTGGAGAAATACGTTTCAAAGCAGGACCTACGTAGCCAGCTTGCATGGCTTCAGTTGGTTGTTCTACGCGTTGGTCAACCCATTCAACGGAAACGAAGCAATTACCGTAGTCGATATAATCTGAGACTACCTTATTCATTTCACCCTTGAAGGATGGTTGAGACATAACCCACTGCATATAGTTGGTTATTGCGTCCCGCTTATTCTTAGAGTCGCTGTCTTTCTCGTTGGCTTCCCATTCAACAGGAACACTGTTGGGGAACATCGTAGCAGTGTAGTTAGCTAAGAGGTTATCTCTTATCTGACACAGCTTTGGAATAGTCGTTCTATTCTTCCAAGGATTAGAAGCGTTAGAGGTTTGCGATGTATTAGTAGCATAGACGTATCTGCGGATTTCTTCCCAATCGTCTAGCTTGTTCTGACGGAGCATATTCCAAGTAATCCAGTCGTTGCTAATCTGAGTAGCAATACGATCTGGAGAAACTACGTCTCGTACTTCTGTGACCCTATGGTCCATTAGGCAACACCGCCCCACTTACTATGAAATTGTAACACTGGTTTATTTTCTCTGTTTCTTGTAAAACTATTTACAGGAGCGTAGCCGTCTGCGAAATCAATGGCAGAAGCAAGAGCGTCCTTGACGTCATCGTGGGCTGGATTAGAGAAGATTAATTCTTCTTCTAAGGTCTGGATGTGTCCGCCGCTGTAATGGAATATCTGACCGTTGGCATACTTGGGCTCTAGGATGTTTAGAATACGTTCTTCTTTAGAACCCTGAGTTCGGTTAGGTCTGAACTCATCGACAGTCAATCCAAGTCCGAGTTGTCTGATGTAGTTGTCTTTGAGGTCATTAACTAGAACAACCTGAGCGACACTTACTTCGGCACGTATTCTTCGGAAGCCCCATTTCTCATGCATCTTTAGGATGTGATCGAAGTACACCGATGGTTGTGCGGTCTTAAACCTATCTATGTCTAGGACGTAATAGTTCCGATTTGCATCTACACCTACGACAACTATACAAGACGAATCGGCTTTCTTAGAAAGCGAGTACGCGAAGTCTACAGCAGCGACAACGTTAAGCCTGTTGCCTTTGAAGGACCAATGCCCGTCACGCCGTGATAACCAGTTGTTATCGTAGTATTGGAATAAGCTACGGCGAATAGGAGAAGAATCAACGTCATGAGGGTCGTTGTAATACTGAGCCCTA